TGCAACATTTTGAATTACCGTGACTAAACTCATTCTTTTCTTGGCCTACCTCGTCTTCTTGCAGGCTCCTCCAGTGGATCTGCTTCTAATTCTATTGCTATTTCCTGCCGCTTGCCTCTAAGGTCTGTTCCCTCATTAGCTTCAATACGCTGTAAGAATAGCTCTAGCTTCTCTTCTAAAGCCTGTCTCTTACGAGTCTCAACCTCTAGTTGCTGCTTTAATTTTACTACTTCATTCTGGTCAGAATTAGCAGCATCAAGCCAATCCTTAGCGGTCTTTACTAGCTTAGATAACGGACCAATTTTACGCTTTACATCATCTGTTGCAGCAGCTAATTGCTCTACTGTCTTAAAGCCAAGATAGTTAAGCTCTCTTAATGCAGAACCACTCATCATAGCCCATTCAGCTAAAGGCGTTCCATCTGTTACAGGCTCGCTACCAGCTTTGAATCGCTCGTAAAGCTCTGGATATTCTAAGATGTCTCGCTGTTCAATACGTCTTACAGTTTCATCCCCACCAGGCCATTGAATACTAATGCTTGGTATTTCATCAAAGATTGGCCTTCCTTCTGCCAATGACTTCTCTCGGTTTTCATTGTAAGCATAAAAAAACTTGATATTAGCCCCACTGTACCGCTTTTTGGGTTGGCTATTACCATTCATTACGCTTGCCCAATCTACTTGTGCCATAACACTCCTTGTTTAATAAGGTTATTATTCTTGTATAACATTAGGGCATTTATGGAACAAACGTAAAGGAGGGGGTTTCCCCCCCCCTTAATTAAACTAGTTTACTGATAAGTAACCAGTTGTTTTAACCTCAACAGTGCCAGCACCGGTAAGAGTTGTGAGACCTACAACATTTTTAATAACAGTTGTAGAAGCATCATCAACAACACCAGCAGTAGCCGTTGTTTGTAAGTTAGCATCAGCAGCGTAAGAAGCAGCGGCTTTCACCTTGATTCCGCTTCCTACTCCACCACCACCAACACCACCAATGAACACATATAGGTATTCATTGTCAGCGGCAGCTACTTGAGCAATACCAACCTGTAGGTTATTACTTCCAGCATTGGTAGTCGTAAGCATTGCAGCTTGACCATCATCGCTGATTTTTACAGCAGCGTACTGGTCAATAGCTCCATCCGCCTGAACAAACATCCAAGTGCCGTTCGGTGTTTTTCCAACCGATCCAACCCCTATTGGTAGAGGCAAATCAGTTGTTGTGTATGTTTTTCCTGGATTAACTCCAAATCCTTGACTCGACATATCCTTACCCTCCTATGCGTAAATTACAGCTTGTAGAGCAGGAGCCGCACAACACAAGTTACCTTCCACGATAATTACCGTGAAGAAAGCATCTTGGTCGATAGGACGATCCATCTGTGGTTGCAGTGGCTTGAAATCAGCTCCTCGAACCATGTCGAAAGACCAATACTTAGTATTGAGCAATCGGCAAGAATTGGCTTCAAGAACCGCTGATCCATAACCGCCATCAAACACAAAATCCACTCCGTCGTAAGCAAGCGCACGGAAACCTGCTACTGCTTTCTTTACTGGAGCTTGAATGCGCTGAATAGATGTCAATGAATTGTGTAGGAACTTCCAAGCAGTTCTATCACACAGTCCAAGATCAACCTGCTCATCACCTCGAACGATCTGCGAAATTGTATCTGTAATTGTCTCTTGCACGTTAGTTGCGCTAAGAGTTACGTTTACAGCCAAGTTTCTAGCAAATACGTTCGTTGAACGATCTATTGTTCCGTATGTACCTGAAGATGGAGAAGTAGAAATTGCTTTCTTAATACCATCAAACTCAAGTCCACCAGATCCAGTTCCATCGCCTCGAAGTGAAGTTCCAACAGTATTCTTCAATCGAGAAATAGCTGCCTTCATCTTCATTTCAGCAAGGTCAAGCAGTTGTGCATCATCACGGTTAGCTCGCTTTTCACGACCGCTGATAGCTACTGGCTCATATACTTGCTTAATAGCGAATCGAAATGCTGTAGCATCATCAATCGCTGAGAGGTCAAACGAGTCATACCCTTGGTAGAATCCACCAACAGCAGCATCGTTATACATGATTGGTTTCCGAAGCTCATAGCCTCCAGAAACTTTGCGAACAAGACCTTGATCGTCCAGTGTAGCCAAAAGCGGATTGTGGTGAAGAACCTCATCAGCTATGGAATCAGACTGGTCAAACAGGGTCGCAACAATTGCTTCTTCTAAGTTTGCCATTTGTTATCCCTAGTTATGGGATAACCTACAGTTTACTCTCCTGCCATGCGGCGGCGTAGATTATCCCGAATATTTTTACTTTCTATTCTGGGAGTTCCACTACCTGCGGAGCCAGTGACCGATTTACTTGCAGCTTTGGCTTTTTGAACCTTTGCCGCTTCTTTTTCCATTGCCGACTGAGCGGCCATACGACTATTAAGGCCTGAGAAAGTCGGGTTGCCATTAACCACATAGTTATAGGCCGTTTCTAGTATCTCCTCTGCGGAGCTATAACGTCCTGTACTTGTAAGAGCCTGAACCACAGGGGCCATTTCTGCTTCAAGCTGGGCTGCCGTCTCAGGGTCTCTAAAAAGTGGTTTGCCTGCTGTAAATGAGTTTACAACTTGTTGGTTATAGTATTCAAGTGCCTTTTTTTGTTGGTCTTGTTGTGCAGCTTGGAAACGCTCCTCTGCAATCTTTTCAGCTTCCTCTCGTGTAAGGTATTGAGATTGTTGAGGTTGTTGATATTGTCCTTGCTGTTCATACTGCATTTGACTTTCCAATAGGTCATCTACAGTCAATCCATAACTTTCTAGCCATTCTCTAGCAGCAGCTACAGGATTATTTTGCATGGCTTTATCCCATGCAATAGACCGCCTAGTTATATCTGCAATAGTTATGCCATCTTTAGCATAATCATTCTCATATTGCTGAACTGACTCATATAGTGAGCCAAGTTGAGATTTTAATTGATTAACCTCCTGCATCTTTTTATCGTATTGAATGCGAGTCTCATAAGCTCTACGATTAAGGTAAGTTTGAATAACATGACTATTCTCAGGGGTTGGCGACAAGAAGGCAGCTTTTTCAGCAGCGTTCATATCAGCAGGGGGAGCGAACACAGGCTTTTGCGTAGGTTCTTCTACAACCTCATCGGCTTCATCAGCGGCTTCATCTTCGGTTTCTTCGGCATCGTATTGGTCTTCTTTGTCTTTAACGCCATCAGACAACTCTTGCTGTAACCGCTCTCGGATACTTACTGGAGCTTCATCTCTTTCTGCTACGATCTCTGTACTTTCCGTGTCATTAACCATTTCTATACCTATCAATCATTTGTTCTTTCAGCTTAGCAACTAACTTGCGTTCGGTAGCACCTGACTCCCTGTCGGGTACATATCCACGCTCGTAAGCATCTCCTACTTCTACAACTCCAGCAGCTCGGTAAGCCGCCCTTAATTTTGATTTACTTGTGTATATTTCTTTAGGATTTAATGGATTCCGTGTTGGCTCCATCTCATCTTGAATAAATAAATCTCTTGCATATCGCTCTTTTATTACTTCTTCAATTGGAACGACCTTTTTTTGCTTGTGACAATATTGATATAATTTATATTTCATCATCTAATTCTAGTAATAATAATAACAGCTTAACACGTTTTACACGATCTGCACCAACAAGCTCTCCAGATTGTGGCTTGCTATGCAATTTTGCTTTTAATACATCCTCAAGTTTGTCCTCATTTATATTGCTTGGTATTTCAATGTTAGTTTGTTGTTTTTGTAGTAACTTAGCAGCCAATTCCTCTTCAAGCTGCTGCTCCTGTTTTTGATACTTACGCCACCGATCCAAGATATCGGAGGTATCTCGCTTAGTAAGAATACCGCCAGGCAAGCCATACAAAAAGTGTAAATGATTCTGGAACCCTCCATTAGTCACTATCTAGCCCTGTTATTGGTAACGCCGTTGCATCAGTTGTTATTGTACGCTCGCCTAGCGTTGTAGTGTCGTCACTCTTAGTTATCACCAGCTTCGAGCCACTAACCTGTGTATTGTGCACCCCTTGAGCTATCATTCCATATAGAGATTTAAGCGATAAAGTGTCACCTGTTCCGCTCGCTTCTACATTACTTGTAGACCGTTTCAAAACAGTATCCGCTATCTGTGTAGCTGTAGGTATGCTTCCGGACGTGCTAACCACCGTACTATTTGCTGACTGAATT